TCGCGTAGGCGTAAACCAATTCATTGCAAACGTATGTACCTTGCACTTTGCCGCCGCGGATAGTCGTTACGGGAATTCCCGTATCGCTCAACTCTTGAACTAGCTCGGTTGTCTGCTTAAGTCGCAACCAGTCATGGGGATCATTACGTCGCTCACCGCCCGCTGCCTTGTGCAAATCGTTCAAGCAAAAGCGGCCGTCTTTATCCTGCTTTACAGCTACGTCAAAAATTACAATCTTCATACGGATACCTATAGAAAGTGAGCCTGTCGCACAGAGAAACTCGCCCCAGAGAGGTCCGCACCTATACGGGTTTCTCTCAGACTCGCTTTCTGTAGGCTCTGGGTTATTGTTTGCGCGTGCGAGGCGCAGGGGGGGGTACTGCGGGCATAAAAAAGCCCGACCGAAGTCAGGCCCTGCTTTGTTTATTGGAATGTTGCGACGGTGACGCCTTTTTCGTTACAGACGTAAGCCACTTCGCCTTCGTCCAAGAGCATTTCATCATCACCGCCTGACCAGCCACGGAAGAAAATCATTCGCGATTCACGAACGAAACTCACGTCACCGGTTGCCTGTAAAACTGAAATGTCGTTGTCTTTGTTGATCGTCTTGATAGTTAGCATTGTTGTTTCTCTTGGTTGTGGTAATAAAAAAGCCCCGCATAGCGAGGCTGATGTTGCTCTGTTACTGAAGGTGAATCTTCTTGGGGTTTGTCACTGCTTGCTGCAAATCCTGTCCCATAGTTCGTTATGGGTGTTGATCGCCCTGACCGTCCTGATATCCATCAGGTCAGCGTCTTTGCGGTGTGTGTGGATGGGAGAGAACAACGTGCAACTGGAATCAGTGACGATGTATTCAGTCCGGGGAATTATATTTTGATCTGCGCATGCGCTCACGAGCAGCGTCATC